GTACGAATTTTGAAACATACAGAAATTATCGCTGGTTTTGTCGAATACATGAATATATTATTGGAACGAACTACTAGCTTGCCTTTTTGTATCTTATGGAAAAGCGCGTCGAGATTGTCTTTCGACGCCGCGAAATCGACGGAACCGTCCCATCCTTTCCTTCCCCATTCGAACGCGACCGCCGCGTATTCGTTTCTTCCCTCGATTTCCAACGCCTTCAAGTAGCGGCGCTTGAGTCGCCAGCGTCTGCGCCCGCCCTGATCCTGCTCCCAGTTCCACCATACCTCATCGGGCGCTTCGAGCGCGTCGGCGAATAGCAGGAGATGCTCGATCCTTTCGTTACCTTCCGCCCCGGCGAGCCATGCGAAATCGCCTTTTCCATCCTTGAATAATGCCTTATCAATGGCGATATGGGTTCCTGTCGCATCCTTGAATACGGCGCCATTTTCCATATCCGCCCCGAATTTCGTCAGGAATCCGGCTACCGCTTTCTCGGGCGGCGTATCTTTGGGCAGCAGCGCATCCTTCGGAATCCGCGTTGGTTTCGGCATGTCTGGCGGGGTGAATCCTTTTGGCCATGGTCCCGCGCGTTTTTTTACGGCGCCAGATCCTTGAACGGGGGGTACGGCATGGGGTTCCAGCCAGACTTTTCCGGGATTGAAACCGAACCCCGGATCGATTCCTATGGGCGTACGGACGACACGGGGCTCGCCAGACATCTGGCCGACTGTTATCTCCTCCCACTCGACCTCCGGCGTATCCGGTCCCTCCTTGCCATGTTTTTTCCATTCCCGTTCCGCCTCCTGCCGAGATAGGGCGTCTACTTTACATTTACACAGGAATCCGTTTTGCGGAAAGTGAGTATTCCACCAGGGATCATCCGCCGCCGCCACCCGGCCATCCCAGCCTCGATGGATCGGGCGCGGATTTTCGAAGCTGGTATGCCGATAGCGCCAGTATGGTCGCAACGCCTTTAGCGCCACCATCTGCCGATAGCGCCCGGCGTTATATGACTGCGTGACGTTGGTATCCCAGATCAAGCGGCTGCGCCATTCCGGCTTTCCCGTATGAGACCAGCCATATTTTCCCTTGATACTATCGAAACGCTGGTGGAAATCCGCCCATCCCTCGCCCTTGTCCCTGGCCTCGGCGACCGCGTTATAGAGATCCTCCAGCATGGCGGTTTGCGTTGCCCCGGACACCACGAAGGCCTTGTGCCGATGGGTCTCTTCCATCTTTCGGAATGCCCCCTGCGTCATGGGGACCTTCCGTTTTGTAGTGCAAGATGGCCTCCCGAAAGGGTAGATTCGCGACGGATTCAGGCATGATTATTCCCTCCCAATCTCGGCTCGCCCCGCCAATTCCGCCGCCATTGTTCCCAGGGCGATATCCTCCGCGAGATCCGCGAAAGCCGAATCATTCATGGCCAGATCCGCGATGCCGGAAAGCGCCGCATCGTATCCCCCGGCATCGCGCGCGATCACGCTTATCTTTTCCAGCAGCGCCCGCTCGCGGGCGGCGGACAATTGCGCCAATCTCGCGGCGAACGCCTCCGGCGCTCCCGTCTCTTGTCCCTTGTTCGCCAGCGCCGCCATGGCGAGAAGATGAGAGAGCCCCGCCTTGGCGTCTTTCTCCTTTGGCTTTTGCGTATTCTGATCCCCGCCCGGCGCCCGCAACAGGATGGCGCCCTTATCGGCTTTCGGGATCTGGGTGGCTTTATGCGCCCAGTCCCTGTCGATCTCCATGCCGAGCGCCGCCGCGTCGCCGAGCGTCTGCACGATCTTCTGGATATCGACGGTTTCATCCGTATCGAACTTGAATCGCGGGCATCTATCGGCGGGAAACATGCCATTGATAAGCGCAATCGGACGGATCAATTGCTCCGTTGCCGTCGGCTCGATCTGGCCTGTATCGTGCAGCTTGATCCTCTCGCTCGCCTTCTCGTGTATCTTTCCCAGGGCATTGGTGGAGGTCTTGCCGTCCGCCTGGCTCGTCAGGGTGCCGCCCAGGATGGCCATGGATTGCTTTAGCTCCCAGTAGCGGATTGCGCTCAGGAAGTCATCCACGCGGCCGGCGCTTTTCGCCTCGATAAAATCGATCTCCATGGTTTTCGGCACGATGCCGGCCCCGTCGTGCCCGATATTGCGCACGGCCTTCAGGAGCGTATTCTTGGCCTCCTTGCTCGTCCCCGCTTCGTATTTCCCCAGGCGCAGCGGTTGTCCGTACACCTCCAGGAAGCGCTGCATATCCTGGATGTCGTATGCCTTGTAGGCATAGGTCCAGGCCAGTACGCGGAAGAGGGCCGACTGCTCGATATAGCCGGATCTCGCCCGATGCTCATGCACGATCCAGCCCCATTCCCGCAGGGGCTCCGGGTTGCCGTCCTTTAGCAACATCAGCGCGCCCGTGTCGCGATCCACCTGGAACGCGCGCTGGGGCAGGAAGTGGAGCGCGGCGGGCGTCCATTGGCTCCCGGCGCGCCATTCGATCTCCAGGGCCGTGAAACCCTTGCCGATGGCGTCCGTGAGATCATAGAGGGCATCCTCGAAGCGGGGGATATCCGCGAGCAACTCGGATAGTTCGGTGGTTCTGTCGATCTCGGATTGATTGGCGTCCTTGGGGGGCTGCAATTGCCATTCCAGGCTCGTCACCGCCCGGTGCCGCTTGGAAAGCTCCGCGAAGATATGGGTGTCCTGCTCCTCGATCATCTCGAACAGGGACGCCTGTTCCGTAATCTGCCCGTCATCCGCCGCCAGGAAGGCCCTGGCCAGCCGCGAGGGGTCCAGGGTCCGCACCGATGCGTAATGGAGCGGATGGCTCCGGGTGGAGCGGGCCTCCGCCTGGCGGTCCGTCTTCGGTTTGCGCAAGGCATTGCCGATGCTGTTCAAAAAGGCGCGTGTTTTACCCATCTTACCAGGATTCTCCGTCGTCTTCCCATCCGTCATCGCCCCATCCGTTATTGTCCCAGGCGTCATCATCCCATCCATCTGTCGCCAGCCGGTAGCGCTCGCCTCTGGCGGCGGCATGATACTCGTACTCTGCGCTATGGGTCGTGGCGAGGTTCCATAGTATTTCCAGGGCATCCGGCCCATCGTCGTGGTCCGTCTCCGGCCAGAATTTCAGTTGCGAGATCAGGGTGGATTGGTTATGGCCCAGGCGGATCAGCCCGTTATGCGCATGGGGTTGCAGGCTCTGGATGCGCAGGGTCTTGTCGGTATCCGGCGTCACGGGAACGGCGGGGAAGGCGACGCCTCGTTTTGCGGCCAGCTGGATCATTTGCGTATAGAGGAAATATTGAAACTGCACCGCCTCCACACCCCACATGATGCAGTGGTATTCCTTTTGCAGCGCGATGGCGCGCTCCATGATCATCTCCGGCGTCCTGCGCGTGATATCCGCCTCCAGCACGTCCAGGATCATCGTGCCCGGATCAACCCCCCCCACCAGGATGGCGGACGGATCGCCCCCCTTGCCCCGCTTGCCGAGGGACGGGTCGATGGCCCCGAAAAAGCGCCATTTCCGATTGCGTTGCGTCCAGTATTGGATATTGCGGAAGGGCGCGTTCTCATCGTTGCCGGGATTGTTTTGCTGTTCTTTCTCGAAGGCTTCATGGCTCGTGGCCCGCAGGCGCATCAGGGAATACAAATCCCGCACCTTCGGCCAGGATAGCCTGGCCCCCGCCGCCATCTCCCTCGCGTGTTTTCGGTGGAACGCATGGGCCTCTTCCGTAAGGCGCGCCTTCTCGTCGTCATCATCGCTCGTCCGGCTATAGAGGGCCTCCCATTCGTCCCAGAGATCCATGCGGTCCGGCCATGTCAGGAGGGAGCGGAATACGCGCCGTTGCCAGCCCGGCTTGCGGGAGACGCGATTGATGGCCGCGTCGTAATGCAGGCTCGTGCCGACCCAGAAGATATCCATGCCGCCGCCGGGCGGCCCCAGGCCCACCACGGCGGCCAGCACGAAGTTCTCCACCTTGTCCCGTTGCTCTTTCTTTGCTACGTTCTCGTCGTTTTCCAGATCATCCAGGAAAATAAGATCCGGGCGGTGGGGGCCGTTCTTCATGCCGCGGATCTTCTTGCCGGTGCCCCCGACCCGGATCTTGGCGCCATTTTTGGTGATGGCGGTGGTGGCCTGCCAGACGCGGCCCTGGCCACAGGCGGCGGGGAAATCCATTTGGAGCCGGGGGTTGCTGTCCAGTTCCGCCTGGATGGACGAGAGCATCTCGATGGCCTGCTCCTCGGTATTCATGAAGATGCCGATCATCTTCTTGCGCCCGGTCACGATACACCACAGGGCGCCCAATTGGGTCGCATAGGTGGATTTCGCCTCGCCCCTGGGGGCCTCGTAGACCTCCCGGCCATCCTCCGCGCCATCGATGACCGCCGGCATGCGCGCGAACAGGAATTCATGGAAAAGGGAGAGATGCGGCGTGGGCGCGTAGTGGGGAAAGTAGGTGGTGGCGAAGAATTGGTAATCCCCCTGAACGCGCGCGGCGCGCGCCCGGCTCGCCTTCTTGTCGACGGCAAACGCCGCGCATTCCAGTTCGATTGTGTCGCGCAGCTCCCGGTTGAACTTCTCGATCTCCTTCTGGAAATCGCGCAGGTTCCTGATGTCCGTCAGATCGGAAAGATCCGAAAAGTCCGTTCCCGCATGCATGATGGCGTCTTATTCCAAGGGTTTGGCCGGATGGATTTGGCCGGTATCAAAAATCGAGAATGTCCTTGAGTAACAACCTCGTCTCTCTGACACCACACCTCCGCTGGAAGGCCATGACCGCGCCCTCCATGATCTCTCCGTCGCCTACGTCGGCGTACTCGCGTATCAGAAGATTCTCGATGCCGTCGCAAACACGGCGAGTCCGCTCCAATGCGGCTTCGTAATTATCTCGCTGTTCCTTGGTCATTTTCCTTTCTGCTCCAATGGTTTTAGCGGAGAGGTGGATGCGCGGAGCTTATCCACCCTACGTCGAATTGTATGGGCGATCCGCGAGAATCAATTCCGCTTCTCGTAACGCTTCCCCAGCACGGCGCTGATCCCCTCCAGGTGTTCCTGAAACCTGTCCCGGGTCTCCCTGTCATGGGCCTTCAGGTACTCGGCGATCGTCTTCAGAACATCCATCGCCACCCCGAGCCCGGAAACCTCCGGGATCAGGCGTCCGGCGGATTTGGTGAATTTGGCGTAGGAATCCGAAAGGGAGGCCAGCAGATGCGCCTTTTGCGCGGGGTCGCCATCCTCCTTCTCCTCCAGTTCCTGGTGCACGAGGAGGAATTGACGGGTGAATCCATCCACGAACTGCTGCTGGAGCGCCCCCGTCCCCTCCTCGCCGATGCGCCAGGCCGCGCGCGCCGTATCCCAATCATCCCCGCGCTCTTTGGCCCTGGCCTTCCAGTCGCGGGCGGTCTCGTAGCTGACGTCGCAGGTCTTGGTGGCGCTGGTGAGGGGCAGCCCCTCGACATAGCGCCGCCGCACCGCGTTCCGGGTCTCTTGGGGATGGGCCATCAGGAAAACCACCCCTTGAGCGCCGCGGCTATCGCCGCCGCGGTTACGGTTCCCGCCCCGGTCAGCAGCAAGGTGTTCTTTCCCACCTGGCGGCTCATCTTCTTGTCCGCCTGCTCCAGCCTGGTCACCCGATCACCCAGCTTCCCCATCTCATTGCTCGTGGATTCCCGCATTTTTTGCATGTCCCGCTCCACCTGCTTCTCCAGGCTGTCGAATTTGTTGCCGATGGCGGCCTCCATGCGGTCCATGCGGGCGTTGCTGGCGTGGTCCAGGGTCTTGATTTGGGCATGGATGGCGTTCAGCTCCCGGTGCAGGTCCGCCCGCGTTTCGCCAAACAGATCCTTCAGGCCCGCCTGCTCCCCCTGCACCTTGCCCAGAACCCCCATGATCTCGGCGTGTCGCTCCATCTCCCCTTTATAGGTCGTCATCTTTCCCTCCTATCGCGTTTGCGCTTATCCGCGTTTGCGGTTATCCGCGTCCCAGGGCCTGCATCTTGCCGCGATGCCAGCTGGCGATGCCCAACACCGGCGCAATCACCGCGAGCAGGGCGGAGCCGCTCGCCAGCATGCCGGGGAGGTATTGCAGTATTTGCGCATCCCGCCCGCCGAATATCACCCCGAGATAGGCCGCGAGCGCGGCCAGGGCGAAGAGCAGGGCCACCGCCCCGAACGAGAAACCCACGAAGGGCCGCCAGGAATAGGCCGGCCAATGCTCGGATTTGGCCTCCGCGCGCATGGTCTTATTGACATCACCTGCGTTTTGCGCCGCAAGACGCAGGAATTCCGCCTCGTTCTCCTGCAGCTTCTGGCGGAATTCCCGAATGCGGTCCGGGTTATTCATGATGGTGCTCGCCGCCCTCTCCGAATCCGGGATTCCCGTCATGTCGCGGGCGGTATCCAGCACCTTTTCGGCCACCGCCTCGGCCTTGTCCCCGCCCAGCCAGCCGATGATCCTGGGGGCGATTTGCGCCAGCCCCATGGCGATGGTGACGGGGTCCATCAGCCAAGCCCCTCTTGATAATCGATAACCTGCCCTTTCTCATTGAACAGCGCCGTGAAGCGTAACCCCCGCGCCCGTTCCTGATGGAAGCGGATATGCACCCAGCGCCTCTCGTCGATGAGTTTATCGAAGGGGATGTCGCTCTCGGCGATGGCGCGGGCGATCTCGGTGGGCGAGCCGAACGCCGGGCAGAGGAAATCCGCGCACTCGCCCAGGGTGTGGCCGGAGCGCCGACGGCCCCCGATCATGGGGTGCGAATTCAGTTCCGGGCAACGGTAGCCGGAGGTGATGGTGATGGGTTTGCCGCCCAGGTGGGCCCGCACCTCCTCCAGGCCCGCCGCCGTCCGGGAGAGGCTTTTTACGATGCGCTTTGGCGGCGTGTTGTCGATGCCCTCCTTAAGGGCGGTGCCGGAGGCGACGAACTCCGCGAGCGCGAAGTGCAGCGTCAGCTTGCCGTCGGTCTTGCGCCGGGTAGCCGCATGGGTTTTTTTCAAGGCGTACTCCTCGTATCGATAGGCGCGATGCGCCTGTCTTTATTTTCCGGCGGGCCTCGGGCGAGGCCCGCCGGGGTTTCCTTCGATACGGGAGTCTAGGGCCGCGCGCGGGCGGGGGGGAGAGGGGAAACGTTTCCCCGCTGGTCGGGGGGATGGGGGGCATGGAAAGGTAAGCCATCGGAACCCAAAAATCCATTTTGTCATAGGAAAAGCCATGTCGATACTTTCTTTCATGACCTCAAACACCCCCTCCGAGCCCCCCGCTTTCGTCTGCCGGGATAAGGAGGCGACCCAGGACGCCATCGCCGAATACGGGCGCGCGGAGCGTCGTGTGCAGGAGATCAATGCCGACATCAACCGCCAGGTAGCGGCCCTCTCCGCGCCCTACGAAGGGGAGCTTGCAACCCTCAAGCAGCGCAAGGCGGCGCTTGCGGGCGGCATCCAGGCCTGGTGCGAGGACAACAAGGCTTCGATCCTGCCAAAGGGCCGGAAGACCGCCAGATTCCTCACCGGCGAGGTGGCCTGGCGCGCCGGGCGCAAGACCGTGGAAGTCACGGGCGAGGAGAAAGGGATCATTGCCCTTTTCAAGAAAAAGCGCCTGAAGCGCTTCGTGGAGATCAAGGAATCCATCAAGAAGGCCGCCATCCTCCAGGAACCCGAAAAGATCCAGGGTATCGAAGGCATCGCCATCCGGAAGGGCGAGGAGGCCTTCGCCATCCGTCCCTTCGACATGGCGGCGGATCAGGCGGCGTAGAACGAAGCGCGGCCACCTTTTTCTCTTTGGTTTTTGTCTTTGGTGGATGCGTCGCTTCGCGACTTATCCACCCTACGGGCTGGCTTCGATCAGGCGGCGTAGCCCGGACGATGGCCTTGTCCCTCCGGCCACGGGGTTCGATGGTCCCCGGTTGCGGATTTGGAGGGAGGGCCGGGGGTTCGGTTTGTCCCCTGGCCCGCTTTTTTTTATCGCATCACGCATTGGAAACGAGGAATCGCTATGTCGAAAAGTATGTCCGAAAACGAACGAGAAGAACAGAAATACCTCGCGGAGTGTCGCGCCGTCTCGGATGGCGTTCATGACTACCTTGCTCGCGCGCATGGGGCGCGGTATTCGGCGCCCGTGATAGAGGGCGTATTGCTCGCCCTCTATCGGCGCTACGCCATGGATACGACGAACATGACGCTCTTGAATCTGCTGGGACGGCATTAGTTTTTTGTGGAGGATTCACCATGGAAATCATCCTGCCCGCCATCCTGCTCTTCGGCGCCATCGGCTACGTGGCCGAGGTTCTCTGGCGCCGATACGCCCGCCCGGCGCATCAGGCGGCGCTGTGGCTCCCGGCCCTCGGCTGGCACGGCTACGTGTGTTTTTGGCACGCCGCGCACCCCGCGTTCCTTTTTGCCAGTCTTTGCTTTGCCGTGGGCGCCGCCGTGTTCGGCTTTCGCGTCGGGCGGGCCCTGGTCCGCATCGCCGCCTGGCGGGGGGCCCTGAAATCCCCGCGCGGCAATTGGCCGGGGTTGTGGTGGGGGCTGACGCCGGGGGCGAGCCTGATGGCGGTGGGGGCCTGGGCGCTTCTCCATCTCTGGTTGGAGAGGCTGCTTTGGGCGCGATCGGTCGCGTCGCTTTGCCTATAGTCCGTTAAGGAAATATTAGTTACTGGATTCCCGCTTATCAAGGGAATGACGGGAGAGTGAAGATGAACACCCTATCCCCTGCCGACAGCGACATGATCCGCCATGTCTGCGAGACCTGCGTGGATTGGCTCCCCACCTTTCCGCATTTGCCACCGGACGCGCTATGCGAGGAGGAGGGCTGGTGCAATGGGGACGGCGCGTATCGGGAATCCTATTCCTGGTGCCGGAAGTGGCGGGGCCGGGAGGTGTGGGGCAAGGTGGGCGCGCCGCTGCCGTGCCGGGGGGATCTCGAGGTGGGCGAGGTTCCCGCGCCAGGGCGCGGGAACGGGTAGATCCTGACTGTATCCACCCTAGGTTGTAGGGGCAATTCGGTAGGGGCAATTCATGAATTGCCCCTACGGGCGGTGCGCCCCAGGATCAGGCGCACCCCCTCGCGCACCTCGGCAGGGCTATCCCGGTAATGGGCCAGCACCCGCGCCTCCTCCGGGGTTTCCGGGATGCCGGGATCCCGCGCCCCGGTCAGGATATACCCGATATCCGCCCCCGCCCGCGCGATGGCCGTGAGGTAATCGGCGTTGGGAGAAAATTCCCCCTTCTCGTACAGCAATTGTGTTTGTTTGGTTACCCCTCCGATAGCGCCGAATTCGGTTTGATTATGCTTCAAGCGCTCTCTCTCCTTCCGTAGTCTCTGCGATAACTTATACATTTTTTCTTACCTTTATATTTACTAGTATGACTTTCCATACCATAATACCCCAACGTTGAACACAGTTGTACCAGGTTGAACAAAATGAGCGCAAAGAAAAGACAGGAAAAAGGGAAGGATTTAGAGCGTATCGGCCTGCGCCTGCCCGCGCGGACGCGCCAGATGCTCGAACGGATCGCCCGGCAGGAGAATCGCAATATCAGCGGGCAGGCGCGCCACTATATTGAGCATGGCGTGGCGCGGGACGCGCTAAGCAAGTAGACGTAGGTCGGGTTAGCGAAGCGTAACCCGACAAATAGATAACCGTAGGGTGGATACGCTCCGCGCATCCACCACCACAAGACAAGGCGGACGACCCGCAGTCGCCCGCCCCATCAGGAGAAGACCATGACCAATATAACACGAAACCCGGCGCAAGACCTATCACAAGACCTATCGCCCAGGGCAACCGAATGAAACTACTTTTCAATTGACGTTGACGTATTTACGCCTGAAATATAGCCCTTCCAAAGGGCACGAAAGCAAGTTTTGGACCTGATTTTCTTCTCATTGATAGTCAAGACAAAGCGATTTCGACAAAAACGAGTTTTATTTGGCTCCCAAATACCTCTATTCGTCGCTCCGTTAAGGGAAAAATAGTTTCATTCGGTTGCCCTGGATGAGCCTCCTGGAGGCGGGCAAGGACGGGGCCTCCTATGTCAAGCGCGTCATCTCCTTGTATCGATACCGCCCG